ACATTCACCAACTGATTTGCCGTTGTTCGTTATTCTAGGGTCAGTCAAAATATCTTTGATGATATCTCCTGAAGTGAACGTGATAGTGCTTCCGTCATGTGTCGTGTTTACACTTAAGCCGACTCCTTTATGAGAAACGCCAAATCCAGACATTAAAACTTCATTCATAATAACTCCTTGATATAAGTCCCATGACTGCATAGGCACACACCGCAAATAAAGTACCGAGTATCACCGTATCAACAACGTGAAACGTTTCAATACCTAGCAAGGCTTTCTGCACCCAGTCCTGGTCATGGTTATAGTGGTTAACCTTTGGCTCGTAGTAGATACCGATCTTGATCTTGCCTGTATCGTATGGTGTTACTTTCATTTACTCTTCTCCTTAAATCGATGTGATATGTTATCTACGAAAAAGCTCGTGTACATAAGAGAGTGATTCATTCCAGCTTCTTCTGATAGGTTTTTCTTACTGAGCCAATATATATCCCCAATCCTATGCCCGAGACCTTTGATGTCGCCTCTATCTGTTACGAGATTAAGCAGGGCTATATCTTTGCGTATCCACGTAGGTAAGTTGTTGTCACTAAATGTATGCCGAGATGTACCGACTTCTTCCTTACGTAAGACTTCGTCTAAATACCCAAGCACTTCCCACTCACCACCAACGCACTCTGCATCATAGGTTATTCGATAAATAAAATTACGATTTCTTTTCATTACATATGGACGGTTGTACCGACCCCCGCAGTTATATGATCGTTATCAATGCACCATAGTATCGGTACATCCCACACTCCCCAATCGCCATAGATCTCACCATCAGTTAGCATGATGATGCAGTCCGGCTTTATGTTTTTCTCTTGTACGTATTCTGCCATACAAGTTGGGTCTGTGCCACCCCCACCGCTAGGTTTCGTACTTTCCCTGATAGTATTTATGGCATGACCTTCATAAAGTTCATGTGAGGCAACCCGGGTATCCCAATACATGATGTCAATGATCTCAGGAGAGACAGACTCACATACTCCCTGCACCTCTGCAAGAAACTCGGAGAGGATATCGTCACCAATAGAACCTGATGTATCTATACCAATAGTAATACGAAAGACCTTATCACTGTAAAGTGTAGGTAGCATTAAGTCTTGGCTTTGAAACCTACGGTCAATGCGTCTGTATGTAGAGTAGTCATCCCCGGGCTTGCTGTTGGTCACAAACTCTCGCAGTGCATCCTTCCAGTTAACCTTGGGCTTGAGCATCTCAATAAGGTTACGGTCTACGCTTGCGCCCGACTTGCTTGCCATGATACCGCCTTGGCGTAGGGTCTGGTCGATCTGCTTACTGAGTTGGTCAATCTCCTCATCTGACATGCCATCGATCTTATCCCAGTCATGCTCATCAAAGCCTAGCCCCTTCGAGCCAGTTCCCTGCATATTCTGATACTGCGGGTCTGCCATCAGCGCACGATACACTTGCCCGGCATCCATGCCCCGGTACTTCTCGTCCACGCATCCGCCCTTGGGTAGAACCACAAAGCCGTCCGCCCGCTCACGATCTTTGATCGGTAAGTTAATGACGAAGTCGCACGCCATGTTGGCAATCGTTGGGTTGTCCTTGTATAGATTCTTCCATACCGTCATGTGCTTGAACGCACAGTGCATCTTCTCATGCAGTATGAGGGCACGTAGCTCATTGTCAGTTAAGTCTGTAATGAACGCACGACCGTAGTCCACATCGATACCATCAGTACGTGCAGTAATACCGGGCGTATCAACAACAGTACTCTTACCGTACATAATAATCCCTGACACCATCGTGTACTCGGGGTCGCGAATGAGAGATACGTGTGCTCTCTCTATACGTTGTTCTTCTGTAAGTTTCATTATCTTCCCCCTACCATGTATTGTTTAATTACTTTTCCTACTTCTTCATGAACGACCGTCTCTATATACCGACGCAAAGTAAACGCTCCATTAAACTCCGTATCTGCTTTAACTAATCTCTCAATTAGCCAAATGCAATTCTCTATGGAGTTCTGATCTTTATTAAACAGATGCCCAATCACATCCCTTACTTTCTTTGCGACTTCATCCTCAGCATTGAGGATGAGCCATGCTTCACCTTTATCGTTACTCATGGCTATCTCCTATTACATAAACAAGTATTGATTACCAACAGCGAACGATGTGAACTTGTCACAGTCAAAGACAAACTGCTTACTGTCTTTCTTAATTACTGTGGTGCAAAACATCGCTTGCATCTCTTTGGGCATACGTGCCATGTAATCCATCCAAGGCTCGATCGTATCCTCGTCAACCCAGTTGAGTGCTTGGTGTGTAAGCATGAGCTTGCCCGCTATCTGATCTGGCATCTTGGCGCTATCAGGGTTAGCAACAATCTCGCTACGCTTGGGCAATGAGTCACCAAATGCAATCCACGCTTGCAAGTCGAGCGTAGCAGGGGCGCCAATCGTACCAACCAATGCGTTCTCTAATGCACCGGGGGAGATCATGTGCCTACGCTGAATGATCTTGGATGCCTTAGCCGCAGATCGGTGTGTCACAAACGCTGTGCGTTGTTCCTTGGGATGAAAGATATAGATGTTCTGGTCGGGACTCTCGTACTGCTCGTATGAGTGGAACACTTCCTCCTTCTCTTGCACCCACATAATAAGCTCAGGAGATAACCCGTTAGGAGCCGCAAAGTTATCCACCCATTCTTTAGCCGTCGGCTTGCCCATCTTCACAAACGACATACGGTTTCTATGGTGTGCTTGGAACGTATCACCTACATTCTCTGCGCCTAGGTTAGTCGTTCCAAGCAGAATGGAATCTTTGTGCAAGTATCTATTGCCCGCCCTGCGCTCAACCAGTAGGGGTAGAGCCGCATCCTTCACAGGCTTAGAGGCCTTGCCCATCTCGTCTAGCATGAGGATCACAGGCACATCATCGTGCAAACCAAGTGACTCGTTGTAATAGAACTCTGTAGTCTTTCGCTCATGGTTCACAGCCGGTACACGGAAGTCACCCTCGTGCATCACAGTCATATCCATGTAAACTTTCCTATGGGTAGGAAACTTTTTAGCAACCGCATCAATCAATGCGGATTTACCTGAGCCGATGTGCCCCTCAACAATAGAAGTTACATCACTACCTGTTGCACAGATGTAGTCTACTGTCTCGCTATAAGTCATTGGGGTTGCACGGTACACGTTGGTTCTTTGGGTTCTTGACATACTCTCTCTCCTTAGTTCATGTTAAATTTATCTGCTAACTCGTCCATCTTTATCTTGATGGAATCTCTCATATCCTTGGACTCACGTAGCGATTTAATATCTATGTCAGTCAGGGATAACTCTAACGCACGTCGTGCCTCTTCTAGTTCGGGGTCATCGAACACGTTAAGAACACGCAGTGTTTCACATAAGCCCAGTGCATTGTCTAGCATGGACTGATATAACTTCTTGGCTTTGCCGTCCTCATGGTCAACCATCTTGTCTCTGATATGGCCTACCTCCTTGTACAGTCGTTGCCAAGGTTCTTGTAAGGCTACGCCTAGTTGTTTGATCTGTGCCTTCTCGAACTGCGCCTTCAGTTGATCTACTGCTTGCGACTGGATATCGACACGGAAATCCCCTGCACTTGGCACGGGGGTGAAATGATAATTGAATCCGAACTTACCCGCAACTTCGCTTGCGGTAGGAAACTCTGACGCATCAAACAATCTACCCAACTTAAAGGCTTGAGCCGCAATCTTAGTGCCGTAGTTGTTGACAAAGTTATTGACGAGCCGGGTAAATTCTCGGTTATGCGTATCCAAGTCTCTCGTTAAATTAAAGAAACTCTTAGTGGGCACGAGGCGTGTGCCACCATCAGACCAAGGTAATGTATTTAAATACAACCACGTCCTGACCTGCCCAGTATAGGAAACGATTGCCTCTAGATCAGCATCGTCTACGAAGAGGGACTTGTATACCGAGGACGCACGACTAGACCTAGCGCCCTTAGATATGTTGACTTCACTGGCTGTTGCCTTGTCTTGCTTTCTACCTGTATATGTTGAGATATGCAGGTCAAGTAGCATAGCACTTGATGATAAAGATTTTATACTCATGGTTACGGTTCCTTGTTTAGTTTGTTAAGTTTACATTATAAAGTATATTACGAGTTATGTCAATTATGTTTCATGGTTCTCTCCTGTGGTTTCTCCTTCTCTTATGTTAAGGTAAATGCGTGATGGTGGTCTGATTCTTAAGTCATCCCCGGGCGGGTGCACATCACAGTAATATCCCTTGAACGAGTGGTATGCAAAGTCATAGATGCCGTCCTTATCTTTATACGACCAGGTTGGTCGCCCGGCTACCCCGAAAGGATCGAAGTCAGTTGGTTTACTCAGTACGAATACTGCGTGCAGTTGTTTATGATTCATTTTTTACAGGCTCCAAATAAATTATTGTGCGCTTTTCATGCGACCAGTCGGTAACACCGTCCGCCCTTGGATATATGTCGCATACCCACTGTTCATTGATACCGTCGTCGCTCGTCTCACGGTAGTCAAACTCCCAGTCGTCTAGTGCATAAGACCAACTACATCCATATGCCCTTACCTCTTCCTGTATCTCTGCCTTATTCAAGTAATAGATTGCAAAGACGGTGTTTAAAAGTTTTTCACCTTCCATATAACCTCGCTATGTTGACAAAGAGTATGAGTAAACACACGTACCCCACTGCGTGAAGTACACCACGAACAAGTACAGTTTTAATTTTGTCTTTCATATAAACCCTTTACTTGGTTGAATTTATCTTTCATCTTCATATATATTTCCTCCTCTGCCATGATTGCAATAATCAATCTGTGCCTCATGATGGCGTGATGTTTAAAGTAAACGGCAAAGCCTGTTGCAATTCCTGCCCATAGTAGCAAGAACATATCCGCAAATGTAATCTCAAGCATGGGGTAACTCCTTAATCTTTTCTAATGTTATCAACAACTCAACACCATCTAAACAACCAATCACATCGCCCGTTATCGGTGTCTCATAGGTAATGTTGTAGTCATTGGTACCTTCTATGAACTGCGTAACAGCCAACTCATACGGATGCGTGTCGTTCGTATAAAACATATGGCCTTCAATCACACTCGCACCATACCCGTTAGGGAATTTGTATACGTACTGCATATGCCCGGGCAATCTAATCGGGTGCGGTCTATCCTCTATCAAATATTCTTTTAATATATTCATTACTATCTCTCCTTAATTATCGAACCAAAAAACAAAACGATAGGCGTTGGTTTCATACAGCGAACCATTTAGACCCTCTCCTATATACGGATCAATATCTAAGTAGTCGCTAAGCGCTCTACTCATAGCAAACGCACCGCCGTTCTCCAGTATATCTTTCGCATACTCTTTGCGTTCCTCAGGTGTAGTGTGATGCTCTAGGAATATGGGTAGGAAATCTTCTGCGTAATACCACGAGTGGCTATGCCCATCAGCCCCCCATGAGTCTGCCTTATATTTAACCACAACCGACATATCATCCGGCAACCCTTTCGGTTCGGGGCCAAGCCCCCTTACCCCTGCAAGTGCGGCAAAGAAGTCATAGTGCCTACCGTTTACCTTACACCAAAGGTTAATCGGGTCTGGTATTGCATCGGGAACAATCTCGCCCTGTCTATCCATCACCCTAAAGCTCTCGAACATCTTGGATGAGATACGCTCATAGTTTCGGTAATAAACCCAAGTATCTTTGTAGTTCATCGTTATTTTCTTTTCTGCATAGATGTGTATATCTGCGCCCATGTTACTCTCCTGTTATAAATTTTAAAAGTTTCCTACTGGTAGGAATTCTCATTCTTTGTACACCATATCAAATACAGTTGCGAGTACTGTATCAGGGTCATACGTATTTGTCATCTTCATTGCCTTATCCAGTACATCCTTGGTCAGCGCTCTGTCGTTGATGAAGTTCTTAGCAAGGTTAACATCATCAGGGTATACAGACTCAGCCATCATCTCAATCAGGAAGTCCGGCATACCTACCATTGCATCCATGATTGCATCTTTAAGATCCATCATCGCATAGTCATAGTACATACCCCTACCCGCTACGCTATTCCAATCGCCATAGTACACGCTATCGTTATACATATCGTCCTTTACCTTAGGGTCACGTGTTGTAGGTAGGCTGTCCCAGTCTACGTTGATAACTGTATTGGCAAGCATATTGAAGTGGATGATATCTAGATACTCTTTGTCGCTATGCTCGTTGTAGTAACCCACGCTGATATTGGTGCACTCAGGTATATAGTCAACGAATTCGGCTGTGTCTGTATAAACGCCTGTGCTATCTGGACTGTACATAAACTCCTCGTTCATATTAAGTGCATTAGATAACGCCTCACCGAACTCATCACTACAACACCTACCCCAACCTTGGTGCGTGATAACGCTATCTATGCCACGCCTATCGAACGCTATGGCACGATCAAAGTTACGTAAGAACTCAGAGAACTCGGTTGCAACAAACGTAGCACCGATACCACCGCACTCCTCGCCCTGCGTAAAGATATAGTAACCGGGTACCTCATGCTCAAGCAAGTGCATAAGGATTGCACAACCCGCACCGTCATCAGCGCCAAGTTGCGAGCCATCAGCCATCCATTTAGCCTTAAACTTTTTAACGCTATTCGAGCCAGTTCCCTTGTGAACTGTATCCACGTGGGCAACAAAGAGTGTGCGGTGCGACACATCAAGGCGGGCATCTACATGGATATTGCCACAGTCATCGAGGAACACGAGTTCCCATAACCGCTCAGGTACAGCCGACACCAACCAGTCTGTAAACTCGTGCGTGCCTACACTATTATGTGGGCGTTTCATGTGCAATGCTTTGTGTAGTGTTTTATATAACATAGATTTTTTATTCATGATTGTTCCTCAGTTGTTTCTTTTACTTGCTCTTCGCTATACCATTCGCAATTCTCTTCGTCATACCATCCATCACTCTTAAGCCCATGCTCGGCTGTGTCATGGAAAAATACAACGTTCTCATCGTCCGTTCTGTAGTACGCATCATTGATACAGACGGCATTATCTAAGTGGCAGTACTCACCACTCTCTAACTCGACAATATCGTTATCGCCTAAATAATCCTCATCGTAGTAGTCACCGTCAACCTCAACCGCACAGTCTTCATGAACATAATACGTTTCTGAATTACGCCCATTGACTACCCGGTACGAATAGTCGGCACAGCTTTGGCATATCATGCGATCAGCCCACCTACCTAGGTATACACCGTCACCCTCATCGACACGATCATGACAATCGTCACACTCTGGGCGGTCATCCTCACCGGCTGTACCCTCGGTGCTGTCAAGCGATAGATCCCCACCGCTTGTAATCAAGATATGATCTCTACGTAACTCCCCGTTCTGGACGTTGCCGTCAATGTAAGGCGCAACGTAGTTGCCGTACCTACTCTCGATCTTGGCGAGCTTGCAACCCTCCCAACTGTCAGCGTGCTCGTAGCCCTGATCTTTGAGCCATGCTTCGAGTACCTCGTCAGCGTGTGAGTAACCCCCCACATCTTCCATGTTGCGTTTGAACGAGCGCACAAAGAATTTATTGTTACCCTCATCCATACATACGGCACGACCCCGCACATCATCGTCAACGATGCGAACTGCCATGTGCCAACCAAACTCGGGAGCGTATGCTTCGAACGGATGTGTCTGGTCACGCCACCTATTGCCACCCATACATGAACTCGGCCCACGTTTCGCATGGTCAATCATCTCAGCAGTGGTATAGACAAACTTACACGTACCCTTACCGGTGAGTGCTACCAAGTCACGTATCGTATGGTCTTCTAAGTCAAAGTGACGTCTTAGGTACTTACCTAGTGTGGTAACGGTTTGCTTGTCGTTGATACCGGCACGCTCATCCCTTGTGTATGCTATGCGTGCATCGTCCATCTCGGCAACGTGAGGCCACTCTAGTAAGAGTAAGTGCCAGTCAAAGGGTTGGTGGTTCTTGAGAACCTTGTTGATAATAGGGTGCAATGTGGGATATTTGCAGGTCAGATTGTTGTACCAATCCCTGTGTCTACGCACAATGTGGTGTGCCTCTAAGAATGTTTTGTAGTTTTCTCTGTTGTTATACATGATTACTCTCCTTAATTAAACGATATGTAGTTACTTTCCTTAAATACGGGTTGGCTTGCTTGTATAGTTCTTTTGCCAACTTCTTATTCTTAGCGTTCAGCACATCTGCCTTCCATTGGCAGTATCTCTCGCACCATCCGGTCACGTAGTATCTAGCCATGTTTACTCCCCTTTAATAACTTCTACTACCGGGTTAGCTAGTGCGTTCGCATATTCTCTACCTTGCATCAGCGTGCCAACTTCGCCAACACATACCCACCCACGCCATGTCTTGCGATCAACAAGACACTTTGTATACAGCGTTTGTGATGCGATATACGGTGCAATCCTTACCCGGTACTTTGGTTTTAATTCTTTCCTACCGGTAGGATTTTCCCGGGCTATGGTTATCAAGTGATACCCCGCTTGAATGATGAGTCCAAACAGTACGCCCAAACATACATTTGCAATATCGTTTATGTCCATGATTTATCCTTTAAAGTTTAAGTTGTTGGTGCGATATACACCCCAATAGATATAGTCTCATAAGTACGCCCATGACGTACTTGGCTTTCATACTATACCCATCAGGCTAAATACAGCTTGTGAACGGATACGAGTTGCCCAGTATCCGCATGGTTTATTCTTTGATTGCACGTTAGACTTGGTTGTTATTACCTGCCGACTGGCTACGGCCATCTTCTCATGTGTTATGCGATCACATATCTGTATATGGGGAGTCTGAGTGCCCTTCTTGTTATCAGCGTAATTCCTGCATCACATTTCTCGTATTACATTAGTTCCGAGCGATGGTTTATTAGTCGTGTTGTATGCACGACTGTGCTTAAGTTATTTTTAAAGATGTTGTACCGATTAAACTTTCCTACTGGTAGGATAAAAATGAGGAGCCGTTCAGTACAGGTCAAGGCGATACTCAACCATAAGACATATTCTAACATAACATAAGGGTATTGTCAAGTTGAAACAGTACTAAACGGCATTAGATTACACTATCCGAACTACAACTACAACCCATCTTTTTAAGGTCGCACCGGGTAGTTTGAGGAGTCGCTTGTCGAACATGTACCGCTTCCCAATACGCATACACGCATAGGTTACAGAGTTGCGGATACTTCGGTGCATTTCCCCTGCGATCATCAGCGACCCTTCATACTCTAACCCTAGTATGGCATCGAGTGCCTTGCCCCTATCCTCAATGAACGGCACAAGTTTTAAGATCTCGCTCTCGTCAGTGTATTGCTTAAGTATTTCCTCATAGTTGCATACATGCACTACGGCTGTGGCTAATGGCTTAGACATATTATTTCTCCCTTAGTACTTTAAGATATTCGACTCGGTTAAATTTAAACTTCTCAGTCCTAAACTCTTTACCGTATGTAGACTTCTGATATGAACAGGCAACTCGAATATTATTTATCAATCCTGCGGGTACAGTAAACGATTCTCCTGCACCTAAGAGTTTTAGTTTTGCAAGGGCTGACTTGCCATCACTGATAAGCCGCACACGAGTTGCATTGCGCCTAGAGGTTAGAGTTTGCAGGGTGGATACAGGGGTATCTGAATCTGGCTTCTCCATATTCTTTGCAACCCGCTCTAATAATACTCGGTGCTTTCGCATACTCTCGGACGCTTCCCATGCTGATCTATACAGCGGGTCATCCATTGGGTTTATTACGCTATTCTCCATATTCTTAGCCCTCCTTGTACTTTACGGGTCTTAAATTTGACACCAGTCAACTGACTAAATATATTGGCGCTCGTTCTCGCCCGCTGTATGTTGCGCACATCGGTGCAGTCTATCAACACTGAATCACCCACTCCCATCGCTCGCATTGTCTCTCTGGGTAGCGTGACTGATCGGTTGTCTTCTATCGGTACATCGTACTCTATCATATTAGCTCCTATGTTATTTAAGTTTATTATTTTATTTATATTTGAATCGATTGTCAATAGTGTGTTCCGGTGTTCCATGCGATGCTAATTGAATTAGTCGCGTATCCTAATTGATAAGAACGCATAAAAGGATAGTTAATGTAACTAGATGATCGAGTTTAATGCTTTGTTCTTTTTTAAATGCTAATTGATTCTAATTTTTGAGGGTTCTCTGAGCCAATTTCAGACCTTTACAATGATTAGCGTGACCTTAGACGAACGGACGAAAATAACCGCCAAAAAACGTGCTCATTGTAAAGGTCTTGAATTTTCCAAAATGAAAAGTAAAAAACAAAATCACTTAGACTACTATATATAAATATAAATATAAATATTTAATTTAATGAGTGAATTGCTATTTTGGTACATGCTGTAAATGCCTCAAACATGGTTAAACATAACTAAACAGGCGTACCGCTAACGTACTTGGTACATCACTTCACCACTTAGCATTTGCATGGAACATGGAACGCATGGCTACGTTTGCGTGGCTACAAACCCGTCGTTACTTTTATAACCAGTTCCCTAAAAGAAAAAGCCTATGCAAATACATAGGCTGTGTTTATATACTGTACTTTGGAATTTTCCTACCGGTAGGAAAAATAGGGGCGAAAAAAAGCCCAGATAAACTGGGCTAGAATTTTAGGAAAGTTTAATTACTCAGAATCTTTTATCTCGTATCCATTAAGTATCAATAAGTCTTTTATGATATCCAATAATGAACCCTCATCGTTATCATATGATGATTGGATATCGTTTAAGAATTTAATACCATTATCGGTCTTGAGTACCCTTGCAAGTGCATCAAGTGTAGGGTCATTCTCTGATTTAGATTTAGGTTTCGTAGACTTTACCGAACCCTTAGAACTTGAGAGACTAAATTCTTTACCGGACTCAACCGCATCGACAAACGCAGTTACATAGTTCATATAAGTCTTTTTAGACTTCCCGGGTAATGCGATAGTTACAGCATCGAGGCATTGTGCCCGGTATTGGCATGTTTTAACTGATTTGCCAAACGCTAATTTTGATTCTCTGAATTGTGCGATTGAATTGTCAATCTTTGCTTTACCCGATTCGAATAGTGATAACCCACTAGCGAAATCCTTAAACAATGCGATTGTGTCAATCGTTACGTTTGATTTGATTTGATTTGATTTTGACATTTTAGATATCCCTTTTAAAGTTTAATGAATCGGTACTCTCTCAACCGTTATAACTATTGTAATCGATTTTACTATCATTGTCAACTTCTAATTACGTTTAAGAAACTTTCCTACATGTAGGAAAAAATCAAATCGAGCCAGTTCCCCGACCCACCGCACCCCGACCCCCCCTTTGGCGTCAAGGGACTCCTACGTACAATGCACTGTATTTCACACAAACAAATACCAAATTTTTTTAAATCAGACCCCCCACCCTATTGATTTTTTACAAAACATGATATAACATACATACCTGCAAAACACCCCCCGTCAATGTAGCTAAGGCTATATAACGCTAAAAATTTAAAAATGCTAACAGTCACACCTGAACTTAGTATACAAATTCCGGACAATCCGCAGGAACAGTTGTCCTTGCACGCTCGTGTCGAAGCGTTATTTCAGACCACAGAATTTCTCTCTGCGTTCAATGCAGATACCGAACCCACCCCCCTTGATGAAGTGACTGCCCGTGCAGTCTTCAATGCCAACCTGCCAAAGACCCCCCATCAAACAATGGGTACCGATGTATCCCAAATTACAACCCCCGGTGCGGTAAGACATTTAAGAACAATCCTTGGCGAGTATGACCACCTCGTTGTGCAGTCTGCTGTACAGCTTAGGACTTACGTTACTAATAAGTTAATTGAAGAATCTGACAATAACGACCCCAAGATCCGAATTCGGGCATTAGAATTGCTAGGCAAGATTGGCGATGTGGGTCTATTTGTAGAGCGTAGCGAAGTTACCGTCAAGCATAAGACCACGATAGAACTCCAGTCTTCGATCAAAGAACGCATTGCAAAGATACTAGAAATGAAAAATCAGCGACACGATGCTGAGGTCATGGACGTAAAAGCCAAAAATATCGACACGTTAAACGTAACAAGTGAAACAATTGGGGATCCAGACCCCACTCCGATCGATGGTTGAGTACGACGAGATTTCCCTAGAGGCACTCCTCAATACTGACATGACTGGCATGTCGGAAGCGGAATTGATCTCATTGCAAGAAGAAATTGAGGAATTATCAAGGCGGGAATCCGCCAAAGCGGCGAGGATGAGCTTGCTTGACTTCTGTGTCAAGATGAATCCTGACTATAAGATAGGTGCGCACCACAGACAACTTGCGAAATTACTTGAAGAGATGGCTGTAAATCACAAAGATAGGATTGCAGTGTCTATTCCGCCTCGGCATGGTAAGAGTTTTATGGTATCTGTGTACTTTCCGGCGTGGTTTTTGGGTAATTTCCCGGATAAAAAGGTGCTGATGGTGTCGCATACGACCGATTTAGCGGTCGATTTTGGTCGAAAAGTCAGGAATTTGGTCGATCAACCCGCTTATAAAGACATATTTCCAACTGTAACGCTTGCGGCGGACTCGAAAAGTGCGGGAAGATGGAACACCAACGCCGGTGGTGAGTACTTTGCATGTGGTGTGGGCTCTGCCTTGGCCGGTCGAGGTGCGGATTTCTTGATTGTTGATGATCCGTTTTCTGAGCAGGACATTTTGAACGGTAATTTTGAAGTGTTCCAGAAAGCTTATGAGTGGTTTACGTTTGGAGCACGTACACGTTTGATGCCGAAAGGCCGGGTTGCGATTGTGCATACCCGTTGGCACCCCAACGACTTGATTGGGATGATGGCAAAAGACATGGTGAAGAACGATGACTCGGATCAGTACGAGTTTTTTGAATTCCCGGCTATATTTAATGAGGGCACGCCAGACGAGAAGGCGCTTTGGCCTGAATTCTTTGATTTGCAAGCACTCAAACGCACAAAAGCATCGATGCCCGCGTACCAGTGGAACGCCCAGTATCAGCAAACGCCGACCAGTGAAGAAGGTGCAATTATTAAGCGCGAGTGGTGGCAAGTATGGGAAGCGGTGGATCCCCCGCAGTGCGACTATATTATTATGACGCTTGATGCGGCGGCGGAGATTAACAACCGGGCTGACTTTTCAGCGCTACTCACGTGGGGAATATTTAGCGATGACGGCTTGACGAAGGGCGCAGACCATATCATCTTGCTCAATGCGATTAACGTGCGGGTGGAGTTTCCCGAGCTCAAAGACATTACAATTAAAGAATACCGACGTTGGCAACCCGAAGCATTTATTGTGGAGAAAAAGTCAAATGGTACGCCGCTGTTCCAAGAATTCCGTAGAATGGGAATACCTGTGCAAGAGTTCACTCCGCACAGAGGGACAGGCGATAAACTTGCTCGGCTAAACGCTGTGGCAGATGTGTTCAGATCGGGGTTTGTGTGGTACCCCGCGGGTAGACGTTGGGCAGAGGAGGTCGTTGAACAAGTTGCGGCTTTCCCGGCGTCTGACAAAGATGATATGGTGGACTGTACAAGCATGGCTCTCAACCGCTTCAGGAATGGGGGGTTCATTAGTTTGCAGTCTGACTATAAGGATGACAACAACTATGCGGCTCGCAAAGCGGCGTATTATTAAGGAACGACATGGCAACGCAGAAATTTATGGGGAAGAATCAGATGCTCGATCGCCTTGCGGCGCAAGTGGGTAACAAAGAGTCCGCCATTAAAATTTTGCAACAACGTGGACACCTCAAAGCGGATGGTAAGACCTGGACAGCAGAAGGCGCTAAACGCAACGCAATGACAGCGCAAGAACGTGCGCTAGACCGCGCAAGTAAAAGCAGTGGCAAAAAACCCTCTGCGTATAAATATGACCCAAGCACTAACCGTGCGACACTTAGGAAATAACATGGCGATCGATAAAGCACTCTATACAAACTCCGTTCCTGTTCAACCACAGGGAGGCCAACCCGATTTCAGTATTGAGATTAATAATCCAGATATGGTGACACTAGACGACGGAAGCGTGGAGATCACGATCGAGCCCGGAGACGGGCAAGCAGGAGATGAGGAGTTTGATACCAATCTTGCTGAGCTTGTTGATGAGGGATATCTCTCTGAACTGGGCGGTAATTTACTTGAAGATTACGACAATGATATCTCTAGTCGCAAGGACTGGGAGAAGACTTATACAGAAGGCTTAAAGCTACTGGGTCTAAATTACGAAGAGAGGACTGAGCCTTGGAACGGTGCGTGTGGTGTGTTCCACCCCATGCTGACAGAAGCGGTTGTTCGCTTCCAAGCCGAAACCATCATGGAGACTTTCCCTGCCGCCGGTCCTGTAAAGACGGTGATTATCGGTAAGCAGACCCAAGACGTAGAAGACGCGGCTAAACGTGTGGCTGATGATATGAATTATCAGTTGACTGAGGTGATGGTCGAGTACAGACCCGAGCATGAGAAGATGCTGTGGAATTTGCCAATCGCAGGTTCTGCGTTCAAGAAAGTGTATTACGACCATAACCTAGGTAGACAGGTGTCGATGTTCGTTGCCGCTGAAGATGTGATTTTGCCTTACGGCACATCTGAGATGACCCTTGCTCCGCGCGTAACCCACCGCATGAGAAAGAACGAGAATGACCTGAAGAAGCTCATTCTTGCAGGGTTTTACATGGACGTTGAGCTTGGCGACCCAAGCAAAACAGTAGATGAGATCCAGAAAGCCAAGGATAAAGAGACTGGGTTTAGCGCATCGTTCGATGACCGCTATCAACTGCTTGAGATGCAAGTTGAGCTAGATATTCCCGGCTTTGAAGATAAAGACGAGGACGGTGAGCCAACTGGAATTGCACTGCCTTACGTGGTGACTATTCTCAAAGATACCCAAGATGTAATCTCGATCAGACGCAACTGGAAAGAAAAAGACAAGAACAAAAAGCCACGCCAACACTATGTGCACTACCAGTACATTCCCGGGTTTGGGGCTTACGGCTTTGGCTTGATTCACTTGATTGGTGGTGCGGCAAAGTCAGCTACATCCCTCACAAGGCAACTGATCGATGCAGGAACGCTGTCTAACTTACCAGGTGGTTTGAAAACCAGAGGCTTGCGTATCAAGGGTGACGATACACCGATCGCACCGGGCGAGTTCAGAGATGTGGACATCACAGCAGGTTCACTCAGAGACAGCATCGTGCCGCTTCCTTACAAAGAGCCAAGTCAAGTTTTACTGGCATTGATGAATCAAGTGGTAGATGATGCAAGACGCTTTGCGGCACTTGCGGATATGAAGGTTGCCGATATGGACGGCAACTCTCCCGTGGGTACAACCCTTGCGATCTTAGAGCGTATGCTCAAGGTAATGAGCGCAGTTCAGGCACGCTTGCACTACTCGATGAAACAAGAGTTGAAGCTCTTGGAAGACATCATTAAAGAGATCATGCCCGAGGAATATGCGTATGTACCTGATGGTCCACGCGGATCCAAAGCAAAACTGTCTGATTACGACAATGTAGATATCATTCCTGTCAGCGATCCGAACGCGGCAACGATGAGTCAGCGTGTGGTGCAGTACCAAGCGGTCATGCAAATGGCCCAACAAGCCCCACAAATCTACGATTTACCCCAATTACACCGCCAAATGTTGAATGTTTTGGGCGTAAAACACGCAGAAAAGCTCATTCCGATTGAAGATGACATGCTCCCAATTGACCCAGTTTCTGAGAATATGGCGATTATTAAGGGCAAACCAGTCAAAGCTTTTATCGAACAAGACCACTCAGCGCATATCCAGACGCATATGGCCTTCTCACAAGACCCCCATTTAGCTCAAATGATGGGTCAAAATCCACAAGCGCAGATGCTTATGGCGGCAATGCAAGCGCATATTGCCGAACACATTGGGTTTGCGTACAGACAACAGATCGAACAACAACTTGGGGTACCACTTCCACCCCCAGACGAGCCGTTACCACCACAAACAGCGGCTCAACTTGCGCCCCTTATTGCTCAGGCGGCTCAACAATTACTGCAAAGCAACCAGAAACAACAGGCCCAACAGCAAGCTCAACAGCAACAGCAGGACCCAGAGACACAGATTGCAATGCAAGAACTTCAGATCAAACAAGCCGAGCTCCAGATCAAACAAGCAAAGCTCAAGCTCGATGCCGCCGCGCAAGCAGACAAGATCGATACAGAACGCGCGCGTATCCAGTCACAAGAAAAAATCGCCGGTATGCAAGTCGGCGCCAAAGTTGCAGGTGACAAAATGCACCTTCAATCGCAAGAGCACTCCCACGGCGTTGACGTTGGGGTAGAAATTGCGAAACACCACGCAGAAATGCGCAATTCCGCTATGCAAGTAGCGCAACAAAGGAGTTTGAATGAGTCAGGAGATGGAGGTTCTAAAAAAGAAGATTAGGATGCGAATGAATGAGGTAGCCGACGTTATATCGACGGGCGGCTGTTCTTCGTTTGAGTCTTATCAAAAACTTTGCGGGGTGATCGAGGGACTGGCCTACGCAGAGAGAGATGTTATCGACCTCGCAGAAACAATGGAGAAAGCAGACAATGAGTAATTTAATTCTACCCCCGGGCGTTCGTTCAGTTAGCGATAACCCAAGCGACGCACCTGAGCAGGAGAATATCCCAATCGAGGATAGAGCAAAGCAGTTACCCGACCCCAAAGGTTGGATGATTCTTGCGGCTGTTGTTGAGTCAGCAGACAACTTCGATAACAGTGTCCTTGTCAAGTCAGACATTACAAAGCGCATTGATGAGCAAACCTCACCGATATTATTTGTGATGAAGCTTGGCCCAGAGGCTTATATAGATAAGACCAAATTCCCAAGCGGTCCCCGCTGTGCGGAAGGCGATTTTATTTTGACTAGGCCTTATGCCGGAACCAGAGTAAAGATTCACGGTAAAGAATTCCGCTTGCTCAATGATGACCAAGTAGAAGCAACTGTGCAAGATCCCCGCGGCGTTAGCCGTGCTTAAGGAGTAATATATGGCAGGAAAATTTAGAGGGGATACGTTTAAGTTCCCTGATGAAGTCTCGGTTAAAGCGCCTCTATCAGACGAGAAGCTAGACATTGAGATTGAAGGAGCAGAGACTGAGGTTGCGGTGGAAACACCGGATGATCCCAGAAAACCACAACCGGTTGTAAAGCCCAAGGCGAAGGATAAAGATGCGCCCGAGATTGAGATCGTGGATGACACCCCCGAGGATGTCAAACTCCATAAGCCTCTCAAAGAGCCAGTCGGAGACCCAACCGAAGACGAATTAAAGTCTTATTCAGATAACGTCCGCAAGCGAATTGAAAAGCTCACACATGCTCGTTACGATGAGCAACGGGCCAAAGATGCCGCCCTGCGGGAAAAAGCTGAACTAGAGAAGATTGCCCAATCTATCGTAGACGAGAACCGCAAACTACAGGAATATGTACAGAACGGGGAAAAAGCCTATATAGAGAAGGTGCAAGCACTAGCCAAGGTGGAAATGGACGCGGCTAAGGAAAGGCTTACCAAAGCCTATGAAGCAGGGGATGCCAAGGCATTAACTGAAGCCCAAGAGCAAATGATGCTTGCCGGTATGAAAATACAACAAGCAGAAAATTTTAGGCCAACCCCTTTACAACAGCATCAAAATGTAGTACAGTCCACTCCATCGGCTCCCCAAACGCCGTCAGCACCCAAACTGGATAGTAGAACATCTGCATGGATGGAAAAAAATCCTTGGTTCGGTGATGACAAAGCTAAAGCTATGACTAGCTATGCGATGGGACTGCATCAAGAATTAGTAGACAAGTATGGTGAGGACTTTGCCCGAACCGATGAATACTTCTCACAAATCGACGCTGAACTGCGTCGCACCTTCCCGACAAAATTCGAAGATACCGAACATACGTCGAGAGAAACTAAAAGAATCCCCGCAACAACCGTTGCGCCCGCAACTCGTGCTACGTCTGCGAAGAAAATTCGTTTGACGCAAACGCAAGTAAGTATTGCCAAGAAACTTGGTGTACCCCTTGAAGTTTATGCTAAACACGTTGCACAACTGGAGAAATAATATGACTGAAATCAATCGTACCGCCCGTAAAGCTGAAACCCGTGATACCCAAAAACGTACTGGGTGGCAACAAGCGAGCACTCTTCCAGACCCCGATCCAAGACCGGGACTTGTGCATAGATGGATTGCGACAGCTATCCTAGGGCAAGCAGACCCAGTGAACGTATCCAAAAAGATGCGCGAATACTGGGAGCCATGTAAAGCAACAGACTACCCTGAAGTTTCAATTCCGGGTGACAAGAATGGGAACATCGAAGTCGGTGGACTTATGTTGTGTGCGTCCCCAATGGAAATCCAATTGGAAAGAAACGCTCATTATGCTAAACAGGCGCAAGCACTTACAGACTCTGTAGATACGAAGTTTTTAGGTCAGTCAGACCCGAGGATGCCCGTGTTTTCGGAGAAAAAATCAGGAGTCACTCGTGGCTCTGTATTCGGAAATGGTTCATAAACTAGGAGCTTAAAAGATGGCATATCCAACTGTCTCGGCACCATACGGTCTAAAGCCTGTCAATCGCATTGACGGCCTCCCATATGCAGGTGCCTTTCGTCAGATCCCCATTGCCGCAGGTTACGCTACCGCTATTTGTAATGGCGATACTGTAAAACTGAGCGGTGGGTATCTCGTTGCTGATACTGCAACTAACAACGCTACACCAGTCGGTGTGCTCGTTGGCTGTACGTATATCAACTCCCTTGGCCAAACGACTCGCAGTCAGTTCTACCCTGCAAGCGCTTCGACTTCAACTAACTTGGCTTATGGCTACGTTATTGATGATCCGATGGTGCTCTTCAAGGTAGCTGTTGTGACTTCTGGTACCACAATGGGTACTGTTCAGCGTTCAGTCGTTGGTCAGAACTTCCCCTTCGTGCAAAACGCAGGAAACACCACAACAGGTGACTCCGCAATCGGCGTTTCAGCGACTGGTTCAGGTACTACTGCCACGATCCCCGCGCGTATTATTGACGTTGTTCCAGATACTTCTTATATCAGCGGCGGTAACGTCGTATATCCAGAAGTGCTGATCCGTCTCAATACACAACAGTACAACAACACCACTGGTGATTCTTAATCCAAGGAGCATATAAATGGCTATTTCACGCGCACAACTATTGAAAGAGTTGCTCCCCGGACTGAATGCACTATTCGGAATGGAGTACGCCCGATACGGCGAAGAGCACAAAGAGATCTTCGAGACAGAAGCTTCCGAGCGTTCCTTCGAAGAAGAGACAAAGTTATCCGGCTTCTCAGCCGCACCTGTTAAGAACGAGGGCTCAGCCATCGCTTATGACAATGCGCAAGAAGCATGGACAGCTCGCTACGATCACCAAACTATTGCACAAGGTTTCTCTATCACTGAAGAGGCGATGGAAGATAACTTGTACGACAGCTTGTCAAATCGTTACACCAAAGCATTGGCAAGGTCTATGGCCTATACCAAGCAAGTTAAAGCCGCTTCCGTCTTAAACAACGGATTCACATCAGGCTATAACGGTGGTGACGGCGTGCCTTTGTTCTCTACAGCACACCCATTGGTATCCGGTGGTACAAACGCCAACACTCCTGCTACACAGGTTGATTTGAATGAAACAGCTATCGAAGCCGCGACAATTCAAATTTCCCAGTGGACAGACGAGCGTGGTCTTTTGATCGCCGCACGCCCAGTGAAGATGGTTGTTCCTCCACAGCTTATGTTCGTTGCTAAGCGTTTGTTAGACACAGAACTCCGTGTCGCTACAACCAACAACGACATCAACGCAATTAAAGCAATGAACGTCATCGAGCAAGGTTATACAACTAACCATTTCTTGACAGACCCAAATGCTTGGTTCTTGTTGACTGACGTACCTAACGGTTTGAAACACTTCGAACGTGTAGCTTTGTCTACCTCAATGGATGGAGACTTCGACACCGGAAACGTTCGCTACAAAGCTAGAGAGCGTTACAGTTTTGGTTGGTCAGATCCTCTTGGAGCATGGGCTTCTTCTGGTTCTTTCTAATTTAGTATTAGTTTTTACTAAAACTAGGGCCCTTCGGGGCCCTTTTCTTTTATCTTTTATTTATGGTATGATTACCTGTAACTAAGTCACAGGAGTTAATATGGAATACCCAACTACAAGAGAAGAAGCAAAGAAAACCGGTGCCAAGTACTATTTCACTGGGCAACCCTGTAAACATGGGCATATAGCTCCGCGTAAAACCAAAGGCGCGTGCATTGACTGCTTAAAAGTAGAATGGACTAAAGGTAATGAAACCCGTGCGGAATACTTTAGGCAGTACAACAAACAAGAAGAAGTTAAAGACCGTAAGAATGAATGGTATCTTGAAAATAGAGAACAAGTTATTTCCGCCGCTAACATCCGCCCTATTGAAGTTAAACGTGAATATCAAAAAGCTTGGAAGGAACGGAATATAACTTGGGTTAGAGCTGATACTAAGGCGCGGAGGCGTAAGCATAGAGAAGCTACCCCCAAGTGGCTGACTAAAAAAGAAAAGGCTGAAATTAGAGAGCTCTACAAAATTGCCATAACTATGTCTAAAACGACAGGGGAGCAATATGTTGTAGACCATATCGTACCTTTAAGGGGAGAAGGTGTTTGCGGGCTTCATGTACCTTGGAATCTAAGAGTAATCACCCAAGAAGAAAATCTTAAAAAGTCCAACAAACTTCTTGACACACCCATAAAATAGTGTATTATCAGGGCATCCGGGAATTCGACCTTGTTGCCACTGGCCCGGCAGACGATGCAACGATTAACAAGGTAACTTTTGCATAAGGACTTTTGTCATGGCACGCACCACATTTGAAGGCCCAATCCTATCGGGCGATAACCGTTTTGGCCCTATCCGCGACGTTGGATACACTGATTTAGTTCAGACAGCCTACCTAGATTTTTCTAATACAACTTCAGGCACAACAGGCTATTCTGGCGGTTCTGGCGTTTTTATCAATGCCAATACGATCCCCAATTTACCTGGTAATATCTATTCTCCCCAAGCCGGTGTAGGTACTAATGCAGGTCCAACCGTTGTTACCCCAACTGCTGACACAGCAAGCAATATTTACCGCGGTGCGGTTATGTATCTACCTATTAACAGTGTTTTAACAACTGCTGATATCTTCTTAGGTACAGCAATCACTGTTACAGGTACAACACCTACTTTCACTGCAAAGATTGGTAACGCCTTTAACGGTTCGCAGTACGGTACAGTTGCCGCTGTTTCTACAGGTAGAAACACAATTGCTTTGACAGCCGCTGAAGTCAACGCATGGCAAGCTACAACACTAGACTTCCAGAACCCGAACATTGGTGTCCAACCTTCTTTCTTCTCTCAAGTTGTGTTCACGTTCAACATCAACGGCGCATCTGCTGACTTGGCTAGTTTGAGTGCGGGTACTTTGTATTTCCTCTTGAGATACAGACAATACGACGCTAACATCGGCAACACAACAACTTACCCATACGGTAACTTTGACTAATCCCTAGGGGGCTTTGACCCCTTCTTTTGAACTAAAGGAGATTATTCATGACCACCCAATATGACGTCAAAGGCCTACAGATAAATGGCTCCGGCCAACTGATAGTAGGTCGTTGGCGTATGAAGAACATTGTTATCCTTGGTAACGGAACTGCCGGGCGTATTGATATTTTCGATACGATAACCGCACCAACTTCTGTTACTTATGGACAGACAGGTACAACAATCACTGTTACGCACAATGCACATGGCTATGTTGCAGGGCAAGCAGTCGGTCTAGCATTTGCTCCGGCAAGTGGTGTATCCCCTCTCTCAGGGGACTACATTATCCAGACTGTTGCGACTAATACCTACACGGTTACTACTATCAATTCTGCTACTATTTCAACTGGAACAGCGGCACTTGAAGGTACACGTTGGATGGCGAGCTACGAGACAGGTACCAATTTGCAACCATTCCAGATCTTGATTCCAGGCGAAGGCGTGCTTGCTTATAATGGTATTTATGCGGCAGTAACAAATATTACCAATGTAACCATCTATTATGGATGAAAAACCAGTCAGTATAGAGGGACGCATCTTAATGATTGCGATCCCTGCGTATGATGGCAAGCTGAACATCAAGTCGGCTTTTGCTCTGGCTACTCTTGCTATGGACATGGCAAAGCACGGGGCGAAGCTGTACTTGACTCAGATTTCTGGTTGTTCCCTCATAACAAAGGCAAGAAATGCACTCGTTGCTGATTTCTTGGAATCCGATGCTACTGATCTTTTGTTTATTGATTCCGATATTATTTTTAAGTCTGACGACGTTCTCAGACTGTTGGCTCTAAGCGGCAATAAAGATATTACAGCGGGTGCATACCCCCGCAGGTCTAAGGACAAGAAGTTCTTTACCGATATCTATTTAGACGACCAAAACCAAATTGAATTCCGCGACGGGATGCTAAGAGTAGACCGTATTGGCACAGGCTTTATGCTTATCCGCCGCCATGTCCTAGAAACAATGAAGGCTAACCACCCAGAGTGGGGCTACTACAATAACGTCAACGAGCGCACAGACTGCGCCTTGTTTGATTTTGAGCTCAAGAACGGCGAATATTATGGTGAGGACTATACGTTCTGTAACCGCGCAAAGGCCGATGGGTTCTCTATCTACCTCGATCCAGACATTAACTTGCCCCATATTGGCACTGAAGAGTACACCAACCACTTTGGTGAGGAAGTTATCAAACCCTTGATTGCGATCAATCAGATTGCAAAGGAGACAGTCAATGGCTAAAACCCCTGCATGGCAACGCAAAGAAGGGAAGAATAAAAATGGTGGGCTCAACGCCAAAGGGCGTGCTTCTGCCAAAAAAGAAGGTCACAATCTGAAGCCACCACAGCCCGAAGGTGGACCAAGAAGAGATTCATTTTGTAGCCGGATGACCGGCATGAAGAAGAAAATGACGTCTGAGAAGACGGCAAAAGACCCGAATAGTCGTATTAACAAATCACTTAGAGCTTGGAACTGCTAATGGAACCGATGGTCATTTGGAATCTCATCCTATCCGCAATGGTTGCGATATTGGGATTTTTCCTTAAAGAAAAGTTTTCAGAGCTTAAGAGACTGGATATTTTGCTTAACAAAACCCGTGAGGAGTTAGCTCGTGAGTATGTCCCCAAAGCAGAACTTAATCGCCTTAGCGACCACATTGACCAACGCTTTAATCGCATTGAAGCAAAAATTGACCAACTTATTCAGAAAGCCGTAGATGCCTAGTACAAGCAAGAAACAGCATAAGCTAATGGAAGCTGTGGCGAACAATCCCAAGTTCGCTAAGAAGGTTGGTATCCCACAAAAGGTGGGTAAAGACTTTGCGACGAAGGACAAGGGCAAAAAGTTTGGATCGGGTGGTGACACCATTCGTGAAGATAAGCAAGCAATCAATAAGCCAAAGACCCAACACGGGGCCGAGGCTTTTTTCAAAAAGGGCGGTAAAACGTCCAAATCTAAATAGGAGTCTCACATGGCGACATCAAAGAAAGAACAGAACATTACCAATGAGAAAATGGGTAAAGTTCAATCCGGCGGCTTGAAGAAATTCGGCGAACACTCAATCCAAGAAAAAGGCCACACAAAGGGAAAAAACATCTCTATGCCTTCTTCTAAAGTTTTAGGGATGAACCAGAAATGAAACATTACCACGAAGAAGTAGCTGAACTTCACAGCAAACAAGACGGCAAAATGCCCATGAAACACCACCACGAAGACATGAAAGCTCGTGAGAAAGAGCACGACGGCGCAACTCATGGCTTCAAACACTTCCATGAAGAAGTCGCTAAGATGTGCGGCGGTGGCATGGCAAAGAAAGCCAAATGAGAGCCTCTAGAGGTATGGGGGACATCAACCCCAAGAAGATGCCGAAACCACGCAAGATACTGCGTAAAGACGCTCTTGAGCCTGTAGAAATCTATAAGCGCGGTGGCAAAGTCAGCGCCGTTGCTAAGAAAGACAAAGCGAAGAAATAAACATGGCTGAGTACACATCCGGTTCTACGTCCTTTAATCTTGAGCTCACCGATCTCGTTGAGGAGGCTTTTGAGCGGGCGGGTTCTGAGATGCGTACCGGCTATGACATGAGAACGGCGAGACGTTCTCTGAATCTATTGTTTGCAGATTGGGCCAATCGTGGTATCAATATGTGGACGATGGAGCAGGGCACTATCAATTTGGTGCAAGGGCTTAACACTTATCCGCTACCCGTGGATACGGTGGATTTGCTAGAGCATGTGATCCGCACACAGGCCAACGACATCAATAATCAGGCTGACCTGACTATTACCCGCATTAGTGTTTCTACCTATGCGACCCTCCCCAATAAACTAACCCAAGCGCGTCCAATCCAAGTGTGGGTTCAGCGTCTTGATGGTATGACGTATTTAACTTCCGCAACGGTTGCGACCGCCGTTGGGTTGACAGATACAACAATTACATTGACAAATGTCAATAACTTCCCATCCGCCGGGTACGTATTGATTGACAGCGAATACATTTACTACAACGACATTGTAGGAACCACGCTTGGTAATTGCTTCCGTGGACAGAATGGATCGACCGCTACGACGCACAGCATGGGCGCCGCTGTCTACATACCAAAACTCCCTGCAATCACCGTCTGGCCCACTCCTGACAACGCACAGCCCTATCAGTTTGTATACTGGAGAATGAAGCGCACTCAAGATGCCGGAAGTGGTGTCAATGTGATGGATGTGCCGTTCAGATTTATCCCTCCTATGGCGGCAGGGCTTGCCTATTATGTGGCGCTTAAAGTACCTAATGGGCTAGAGAGATTACAGATTTTGAAGTCGCAGTACGATGAAACTTGGAATACTGCGGCAAATGAAGACCAAGAGCGTGCGGCGGTTCGGTTTGTACCTCGTCAGATGTACATTGGGGGTAGCACCTAATGGGTAATCGGTTTTCGTCAGCCAAAAATTCGATTGCGGAGTGCGACCGATGCGGCCAACGATACAAGCTAAAGACGTTGAAAAAGGAAGTCATCAAGACTAAGACCTACGACCTTTTAGTTTGTCCGACCTGTTGGGACCCAGATCAGCCCCAGTTGCAACTCGGTATGTATCCTGTGGATGATCCGCAGGGTGTGCGGGACCCAAGACCTGACCGAAGCTATTACACATCTGGACTCGATACGCTCGGGTTCTCAAGCGGTGGTAGCCGGGTCATTCAGTGGGGATGGAATCCTGTTGGGGGTTCTAGTTTTTTCGATGCGGCTCTCACGCCAAACAATTTGGCTTTGACCGTAGCTATTGGGCAAGTTACAATTAGCACAACTTAGGAGTTACTATGGTTAAGAAACACGAAGACGAAGCAGAAGACAAGAAACTCATCAAGTCTATGCTCCAAAAAGAAGAGAAAAAGTTTGGCGTCAAGAAGATGGCCGCAGGTGGTAAGACCAATGCGAACATGAAATCTATGGGCCGTAACATGGCTAAGGTAGTTAACCAACGTAGCTCCGGAAGGGGTCGATAATGGCTACAAAAAAGAACAATAAGCCCGCGTCGGCTTATGCTAAACCACACGACATGAGTGGTAAGGCTACAAAGATTGATGACACCCCCGGTGCCGGATATCCAGATAAAGTCAAAACAACCGGTATCAAAATTCGTGGTACAGGCGCGGCAACCAAAGGCGTAATGGCTAGGGGACCAATGGCGTGACATACACTGAACTTGTAAATAGTATTCAGAGCTATACGGAGAACCAGTTCCCGGCTGTGTATCTCGCGGATGGGACAATACAATCTTCGACAACGCAGATTAACCGTTTCATCGAGCAAGCTGAACAACGCATTTACAACACCATTCAGTTTCCCTCGTTGCGTGCAAACGTGACGGGGACAGTCACACCCTCAAACCCCTATCTTTCTTGCCCTAATGATTTTCTTTCGGTTTACTCCATAGCGGTGTATTCCACGACAGGTACTAATGCGTACAACTATTACTACCTACTTAACAAAGATGTTAACTTCATCCGTGAAGCCTACCCAACACCACAAGCCACGGGTACTCCCAAGTACTATGCACTGTTTGGTCCTCAGTACAACAACGTTGCTGAGTTGAGCTTTCTCATGGGACCTACACCCGACCAGGCATATAACGTAGAACTTCACTATTATTACTACCCACCCACAATTATCCAAGGTGCGATTACTGCAATGACTGTTGCTAATGCCGGTACTGGGTATGTTAACGGTACGTACTATGATGTGCCTGTCACAGGCGGAAATGGTAATTCTGCAACGGCTACCGTTGTAGTGACAAGTACTGGGGTCAATAGCATTACCGTAACGACTGGTGGTGCGTTGTATTCGGTTGGCGATACAGTTACTGTTGCTAGTTCATATATAGGCTCTGGTGGTTCTAATTTCACGGCTACTGTTTCTGCTGTTTCTAACGCAACCGGTATGACATGGCTTGGGGACAATTATGATTCTGTACTGTTGTATGGTTCTTTGGTTGAAGCTTACACATTCATGAAGTCAGAAGCCGATATCATTGCCGGTATCGATGGTAAATATAAAGAAGCGCTTATGGAAGCTAAACGCCTTGGAGACGGCCTCGAAAGGCAAGATGCTTATCGTAGTGGTCAGTATAGACAGGCGGTGACATAATGTCGTTTACAGGAAATTGGGCGTGCGACGTATTCAAAGTTGGTCTTATGAACGGGACTTACAACTTCGGTACAGGCACGACCCAAAACTTCTACATTGCGCTGTATACCAACACGGCTACGCTTAACCAAACAACGCAGTCCTACACCAATGTGGGGGAAGCGAGCGGTGGTAACTATACGCCTGGCGGTCAAGCGCTAACGATTATTCAAGTTCCAACGGTAGGGTCTTCAGGGGACACTGCGTATATTTCATTTGCTAATCCTATGTGGGTAGGGTCGATTACCGCTAGGGGCGCTCTGATTTATCTGAATAACGGTACGACAAATCCTGCGGTTTGTGTATTAGATTTCGGTGCCGATAAAGTATCTACCTTGACCTTTACGGTTCAGTTCCCTGCGGTTACCAATTCATCAGCAATT